TAACTTTAGCTTTTTTCTTTTTGGTTTTGTTACCACTACCCTCTGTAATTACTGCTGATTGTGTATCCCACATATCTAACATTCTTACAGAACCTGGTGATTCATTACCGATACCACCAATGAAAGAACCTCTCGGTCTCATTACATCAGCACAAAATCCGTAACCACCTTCTGATTTAAGAATCAGGGCCTGTCTTCTAAGAGCGTCAAGAATTCCTTCCATAGAGTCTTGGTCTTCACCCATGAAACCATCTACAAAGCAATTGATATAGGTTGTACCTTTCAATCCAGTACCAGCGTTAGATGTGATTCTACCACCAGGTACAAATTTAAAGTTTTCAAGAGCCCATAAAAATTCTTGTGTCCAATGTTCAGGATCTTTTTCGATAGACGCTAAATCCTTAGCCACACGAAGTTGTGTTTTGTTAATATCTTCATCACCATATTTGTAGGTTTGCTCGTAAATCTCTTTACTAAAGTCGTCAACAAATTCCGTATTTATCTTGTAATTTACGTCCATAATTTGATTATTGTCCATTTTTTAAAATTTTTTAAATAAATTATCCCCATAATTTTCATTACAGGGATAATGATTAATTCTTTTCTTCTACTTTGTTTTTTTGTAAATCTTTTGCTCTTTGTATTCTAGAACGAGTTGCTGATTCTTTCTTGTCTTCTTGGCCTTTTTCATAACCTAAGAATGTTTGAGAAGTTTCAGTATCGATATAGACTTTACCGTTGTCAAACGTACAGTCTTCAAATACCACACCATCACGTCCGAAACGTGACTTTAAAACAGCTATTGTTGCTCTTCCAGACTCTTTTTGAGGGAGTGTTCTAGCAACTGACATAATAAAATGTCCTATCTGGGCTTTCTTAATTGAACCACCCATTTGGTCTCCAGTTACAACATCTGAACTAATTGAACTTCTGTTTCCTTGAACGGCAGTCCATCCGACTAATCCGAATTCACTTAACATAGATTCAAAAGCTCTCATAACTCCACCCTCACCAGACCATTCATCACTATATTGCTTTACAGATTCAACACAATCAATATAATCTAAAAGGACTATATCTGGTTTAAATCCAGTTGAGATTTCATGTCTAATGAATGATTTAATTGTGTGCATTGTTACACCTTCAGATGTAAACTTCTTGATTTTAAGGTCATTAGTTTTGTTTGAAGTAACTTCCTTATGTTTAGCTAAAACTTCTATTTTTCTTTCAGCTAAATCATTTAAATCAATTCCTGACCAACAAGCTAAATGTTTTCTTTTAATAACATCCGGCATATCTTCAAAAACAATTTGTAAAACATTATACCCCGCATTATAAGCTGTATTAGCCATTTTGGTTAATATTGTTGTTTTACCAACTCCATACGGAGCTAACACAACACCAAGTTCACCTCTTGATAGACCACCATCGGTTAATTGATCGATACCATTTATTCCCGTAGGAATTGGGTGTCTAAAATCTTTCTCTAATACTGCTTCAATATTTTCGGTAATAGAAGTTCCATCATCTTTCTCACCACCAACAGCGAGAGCTTCTCTTAGAATTTCAGCACAAGTTTCGTAACTATCAAACTCACCATTGTCAACAATCTTATTGATTTTTTCATTGGCTTTTTTAAGTTCTTGTTGTCTACAAAAATTTAGTGCTTTACTCTGAATAAACTCCCAATCAGTTACATTTATATCATGAATTTCTTTCAACATTTCGAAAACGTAATCCTGAGATACTTTATCCTTAATCTCCATTTTTAAAACGGTTTCTAAGGTATCCATTGCTGGAATCTTTTCATACTTTTCGTAATAATCTTTGATTTGGGCTACAATGAGACGGAAATATTCATTATCAAAGTACTTTGCGTGTACTATATCTATAATTCTATCCGCGAATTTTTTGTTTGCTGGATGTAAAATTTGGTTAATTAGTTCGGTTTGAAACTTATAACCTAAATAACCTAGTGTAACATTTTTGCTCATTGTTTTCTTACCTTGTGTATTCATAAATAGCTATTACGATTTTGTTGTACCGTATTCCACAGATAAATTTTCTTCAGATAAAGTCTCTTGGATTCGGTAGATAATACTAGGTATTAACTCACGGATGTCAACACTATATCTAACTCTCTGCGGGTATACATTACCAGTGAAACGTTTTGTTGCTATTACTCTTTCGTCGATTCGAATTTCAAAATCAAAGATGTCTTCCTTATCATAGATAGGGGTTCTATTGATTTGTTCTTCCGTTTGTTTGTCATACGGATTAAACTGACCCCATAAATAATCAACAGCTTTGTCTTTCAACTGCTCTTGAATCATATAGGTACATTGCTCAACACACTCTAACATATCGTAAGAGTTAGGGGACTTAGTGTTAAAATTTCTTACTGAGAAATATCTTTGGCAAATTATATTACCGTTAATTCTTAGTATAAACTCAAATTTCTTCATGGTTTTTAATTTTTAAATTAATATTTGTTTCGTTTAATATCCCTATTAGTTTTACTACAAAGGGGTTGTAGGTTTGTGTGGTGAAATAATTTCAATAATTCTTCTTCAGTATTTGCGGAAGATAATGGTACCATATGATCTATATCCCAACCGTAATTTAATTCACCGTTATATAAACCATAATTTTCCCAACTCATCCAAGGTTCCCATTTAGATTCGATATATATTTTCTAATTACTATCAATTCTTTAACAATATCCTTGTACACTTTTTTGAAGTGTAAAACGTTTTTAGGTGTTGAATGTTCTTTATTTGGTACATTTTCATTCATAACTTATTGATTATTAATTAGGAGTACTTAGCAAGTAGTTAGGTGCAATTAATCCAAATAGCACTTAATATCTGTAAATCTATATTTGTTTCCTATTACAAACTTACCATCTTTGAATACTGTATAGGTTTGGTCATTAGCATTGAAGTAAACATTAAACCCTTTGTTGCTCCCAATTAATTTAAGGTTATTAACTGCACCTAACAGCACATTGGCGTTATTGTTTTGTTCTTCGTTTGATACTTTTGTCATAATTTTAAAGTTTATCGTTTCTAATTAAATTCTGTGAAAGAATTCAAATTTTTTCATACTTTAGAATTTTTATAGTTTGTTTTTTCTTTTTTACTTAATTTAATAAATGGATCTAAAAAATTTACATATCCATTCTCCCCACCAGGGATTGCGTACATAACGCCATCTTCAAACATCATTTTTAAAACCGTTTTATAATCACGACCTTCAGGATTCAAGGGTAGTGTTATTAACCCCAAGACACCTTCTTTGGCTTCTTCAGTTAAAAGTGGTTGGTGTAAATCTATGATAATTTTATTAATATCATACACACCACCCTTGTGACATCCTTTAGTTTTACCTTCCAAAATAGAATCAAAAACTTTTAATTTTTTTGATTCCTTAAGAACTTTAGTTTTCTCTAAAATTTCTTCTAGAGTTACTTTTCTTTCTTTTATTTCGGGAAAATGGGTTAATAGAGTATTCTCCGTAACACCATCAATTCCTTTAATATTATCCGTACTACATCCTTCTATAATTTTAACAATCCCGGCGTTATCATAATAGTGTTCGAAGTACCAATTATAGTTCCCAATACCTACCAATACTTTCTTATCAGCTAAGAAGATACTTACTTCATCAGTAATCATTTGACAAAGGTCTCTATCATTTGTATAAATGATGACCTCTTCAGTCTTCTTTTTATTAAGACAATAGTAGGCTAGTAAATCATCTGATTCACATTCTGGATCTTCAAATTGTCTTAGGAATAGGTCTTCAGCGTATGCTTTAACCCTTAATTTTTGGAATTCGTAATTTTGATCGAAAAATCTTGCTCTGTTACCTTTATATTCTGGGTAATAGGTAATCCTCAATGAACCACCCCTTTCACCATCCCACATTATAATAACCTTATCAACTGATAATTCAATGATAAGTTTTCTAAGTGTTGTGTAAAACTGGAATATTCCACCAATGTGAACTTCTTTATGGAAAACGTGCTTAGCTCCGTTAAATGAACGTTTCATCAGTACGTTTCCATCAATAAGAAGTGTTTTGGTCTTTTCTTTTTTCTTAGTTACTTTGAGTCCCATCACCCATGAAATTAAAGGGTTTAACAATTTCTTTTCTTTCTTCTTGAAGTTCTTGTACTAAAACACCTAGGTCAACTAAAAAATTTTTATAGTCATCACTTATACCATGACCTCTTAGGAATGATTCCACCCCATTTTGTATGGTATAATAACAACTTAACTAATCTCCATTATTATTTAGAGAGTCAAGATTTAATTCTCTTAGTTTTTCATAGTTGATTTTCATATTACTCAAGTCCTTCTAGTTCTATATCTGTTTGAGATTCTTCTAACTGGAAATCTTCTCCTTCTTTGATGTCTAAACCGTTCTTAATGAATGTGTCAGCCCAAAAACTAGAATATTCTAATTTATATTTATCTTCAGCTTCTTTTGTATCTTCAATGAAACCATGTGGTGTTACGATAACCTTACCATCTTCATACCCAATACCATTTACGTGGTTTTTAAGAATAGAGATTTTAGTACGAGAAGCGAATTTAATCTTTCTTCCGTTTTTAGTTGCCATAATTTTATTTGTACCAGCTCCTTTTTGATTACCAAATAAGAAAATTAAAGTACTGTTGAGGTATATTGCCTCTCCACCTTTCATCTTAATTTTTGGTTGTCCCATTGGAGAATCTGGTAACTCAACCCATGGTTGATTTACGAAGACAATTGTGTTTGTGTATTTGTTTGGTTTACCATCAGCTAAAGTTTCCTTTCTTGATGATGTGATTCTACCATTTAATCCCATACCGATTTTATCAGCTAATACAGACGCGTTATGCATCTTACCACCTTTACCGTCGAATGTCATTTTACAAGGTATTGAACCTACAGAATCCCAAAAGAAACAAATGTCATATGGAATTTCACCTTTTGCTTGTGCATCCAATACTTCATTGATATATTCGGTAATCTGTTCGATATAATCAAAATCATCACGGAATAAATAGAAACCATCCCATTCAGCTGGAGTTTTTTCCATTGTATCTAAACCCATTAGTTTAGCGTGTGGAAAACTCCATTTCTTCTCGGTAATAACAAACACAGGTAGTATACCGTTTTGTTGACACCAAATAGCACTTTTTAGTAATGCTGTTGTTTTACCTGTATCAGAGTGACCCAAGAAAACATTTAAATGTCCGAGAGCTGGTCCAGGAACGCCTGTGGCTTTTTGGAAAGCTTCCCCTAAATCAATAAATCTATCGGCTTTATATTTAGTTTTCGTACTAAACTTATCCTTTAGAGAATCGAGTGAGAAATCTTTTTTACCTATCGCCTTTTTTGGTTGTGTACTTATCTTAAGTTCACCAATCGCTTTTTCTAATTTTCCTGACATATGTTAATATTAAAATGGCATTTCATCATCTTCAGCCTCTTCTGATTCAGAAGAAGTTTCAGGTGCTTTATACGTTGCTGGTTTAGCGGCACTTGTAGTACCACTTTGTTTAGACACTTCTTCACCCTTAGCAACAAACTTCTTCAAGTTCTTATCCCAAACTGGAGATTCTCCGTTTGCAATAATTTCAAGATACTCAGCTGGGGACGCTTTGTAGATGCCTTTCCAAGTGGTAGCATCTTTCATCCAAGCCGTAGCTTTAGCTTTGTCATTAGTTAACATTGATGGATCTTCCACCATAATAGAGTTAACTTTGGTGTTGTTTTTATCACCTCTTCCTAACATAAGGACAAGGTCACGACCTTCTCTCGGGTCTGATAAATCACCTTTCTTAGTGAACAATGGAATCATTTTATCTAACTCCCCTTCACCTTTGTA